TGCATATCTAATTGTTCTTCGAGGGGAGGGTAGGCTTCAGCACGTTTACGATAGTAATCCTCTGCATCCCATTCTACCTCTAACTCAGTTACCTTCTCGCCTATTTGAGCCCAAGTGACTCCAAAATCATCAGGATTGCTGGAAAGTATTTCCGTACCATCTTCCTCTAAACCTGTAACAATGCTAAACCGCGCAAGGAATTCCACCTCGCTTGTCGGCGTTTCACCATCCATCGTCCAACCTTGCTCCACCAGAGCGAGTAAAGCGTCATCTACCGTTGGTTGCTTTTCCATTACTTAACTCCCATCTATTTCCCAAAGAGTCAGGGTTGAGATTGAGCGACCATAAGTAGTCGAGTCGCTATCTGTATAACCACCGTTTAGACGTATGTGATTCCCAGACCCCGCATCAATAACTTGTACATCATACGTGGTTGAACTTGTTGTGGACGGGGAATCTATGTATGTCACAGTCTGTTTTGTGGCACGGCTCATTCCTAGATTGGCACTGATCACCATACTGCCTGAAGAAACTTGCAGCCTTGAGCCAGCAGAAGCACCAACGGCGATCACTGTCGAGCCTCGCCGCAAGCGCATGAATCCGTAGTTTGAAGCACCAAAGTTGGAATCTACCATGACAAGAATTTTAGAGGAGGATGCACTTGGAGTTATTGCGCCAGTAATAGCAGTGGTTCGCCAAGAACTCACAGAAGCATAATAAACCATCGCAGTAAACGTATGCTGAACGACTTGCAAAATTTTGCCTCCGCCTGCCGGGGCCGTAGAACTCCAAGTGCTTCCATTCGACGTCAAAACGTTCCCACTCGTTGATGGGGCGATAGCCTGAAAAGCTGAGGTGCCATTTCCTAACAGGACGTTATTGGATGCAAAAGTGCTGGCTCCAGTACCACCATTGGCGACACTGAGATCGGTTCCTAGTGTTAATCCGCCTACTATTTCGACGTTTGTTCCGCCCGTTGCAATTTTAATAACATCAGCATCTGCATCATTCTTAATCGTTACATCGTTGGTCGATCCCTGACCTGTTATAATTATTCCCTCGGATGATGTGTACCCTATCGCCGCATTATCTCCTGATGCGGTATCTCCATCAGCATTCAGAGTTCCTGCAGTTAAATCGCCAACAACGTCTACATTAGTAGTGCCTGTCGCAATCGTAATTACATCTGCATCAGCGTCATTCTTGATCGTGACATCGTTAGTGCTTCCCTGCCCGGTGATGATAATACCTTCAGAAGAAGTGTATCCTATAGCTGCATTATCACTCGCTGCAGTATCTCCTGCAGGCTCTACTGTTCCTGTAGCTGTGATGTTCCCGGTAACTGCAAGAACAGAGCCATCGAAAGATAAATTCGCTTCACCATTAACAGTCGAACTATCTACAGATGTGATAACTCTGTTATCTCCTGAATTGGTATAAGAAGTAATGGACGCTGCTGTTGCCGCAGCCCATGCGATATCAGTTCCATCGCTCTTTAGAAAATAACCGCTACTGCCGACTGCTAGTGCAGCGGGATCGCCAGAACTATCGCCATAGATTATTTTACCTCGCGCCAATCCCGCCATCTTTGCCAGACTTACAGCGTTATTCGCTATCGTCAGTGCGCCGTCTGTAGCTATCGTTGCATCGCCTGAAATAACTACGGGATTAAAGTTTGTTCCGTCAGCGATTAACGCCGCGCCGCTTGTATTTGTGCCCATCGTCAGGTCATCACCTGATATGGTCAAATCTCCTGCAATCGTTACGTTCGTCGTTCCTGTAGGAATAGAAATTACTGCAGCGTCGGCATCATTTTTGATAGTTACATCGTTGGTGCTGCCTTGTCCTGTAACAATAATTCCCTCTGCCGAGGTATAGCCTATTGCAGCGTTATCTCCGGAAGAAGTGTCTCCGTCTGGCTCAAAAGTGGCAGCAGTTGCCACACCAACAATATCTACATTCGTGGTGCCTGTTGGAATTGCAATAACAATAGTATCAGCATCGTTTTTAACGGTTACATCGTTGGTTGAACCTTGCCCAGTAACAATAATACCTTCAGCCGAGGTATAACCTATGGCGGCAGTATCATTGGAAGCGGTGTCTCCATCCGGCTTAAACGTAGCGGCTGTAGCATCCCCGACAATATCTACATTTGTCGTCCCTGTAGCAATAACCAGTACATCTGCGTCAGCATCGTTTTTAACGGTTATATCGTTGGTAGAACCTTGTCCTGTAAGAATAAGACCTTCAGCCGAGGTATAACCTATGGCAGCATTATCCCCAGCGGCAGTATCCCCATCAGGTTCAAAAGAAGCTGCTGTTGCCGTACCGACAATATCTACGTTCGTAGTACCTGTTGGGATTGCAATAACAATAGCATCAGCATCGTTTTTAACGGTTATATCGTTGGTAGAACCTTGTCCTGTAAGAATAAGACCTTCTGCAGAGGTGTACCCCATTGCAGCATTATCACTAGCAGAAGTATCCCCGGTGGCTTCAACAGTTGCTCCTGTTATTACACCTGAAGCAGTTATGGCAGTAGCAGTGAGTGTTCCGGTAACATTACTTACGGCTTCTACTACATTCGTACCATCACAGAACAGCAACATGGTAGCTCCGTTAGGTATGGCTATTCCTGTACCGGAAGCTGTCTTTAATGTAGCTATTTGCCCGGCTCCATTTGTCACAATGTATATTTTGGACAAAGCTGGGCATATAACGGTAGCTGCTCCGCTTAAATTAGTACCAGTATCAGTGAGACTAAGCATAGCCGAACGAGATTCAGCGGTAGTACCGTTAGCTGTTGAAAGTGTGGCCGAATTACCAGACCAAGTGTTAATGACACTTCGTCCAGCAATAGCCTCCTCTAGCATGGAGGTAATATTATCATTTACTACCGGTCCCCAAGACCCATCCAGTTCTCCTGCGGTGGGTTTAGCTATTTTAAGAAGGGTAGTATATGTAGTTGCCATTTGAACAATTCCCTATAATCACGATGCTATAATATATTACTCTATACTTATTTAAAATCCAACAACAAGCTGCCAATCAGGAGTTTGACTAGTATCTACATCACCCCAAAGTAATGGGTCACCTATACTTCCAGTAGCACTTACTCCTGTGGGTGCCACATTAGCACTTAAAGCTACAACTACATTGCCTACTTGTCCTGTCCCAGAAACACCTGTAGGCGCAACATTTGCGATTCCAGTAACTGTTTCAGAACCCAACGCGCCTGTCGCAGAAACACCTGTTGCTGCGATTGTTGCGCCTCCGGTGACTGCTTCAGAACCTAACGCGCCTGTCGCAGAAACGCCTGTTACTGCGAATGTTGTGCCAGCTCCGGCACTTGCAGAACCCAACGTAACTGTTGCAGAAACACCTGTGGCAGAAACATTCGCAATTCCGGTGGCTGTAACTGAGCCAAGGGCAGTAGTAGAAGATACTCCTGTAACAACTTCAGGAATTTCTGCGCCCCACGGGCCTTCACCCCAACTACCTCTACCCCAACCACCACTACCTTCTGTAGCTACGACTGTAACTGAACCAAGGGCAGTAGTAGAAGATACTCCTGTAACAGTTACAGTAAAATTTGTAACTACGGTTTCAGAACCTATAGCACCTGTAGCAGAAACACCTGTAACAGAAACATTTGCAGCCCCTGTAGTAGTTTCAGAACCAAGGGCAGTAGTAGAAGATACTCCAGTAACAGCTACAGGGGCGGCTGCCCCCCACGCTCCACTACCCCAAGTACTTCTACCCCAACCGTATAACAGGGCCACAACTACAACCTACGCGAGACGAATAATTGCGTTGCTCGCATCTGCCGCAGGGAACGTGATGGTGAAATCACCACCGGAAGATGACTTATCAGCCCCAAAATCAAGCACAGCAACTGCTTTATCGGAATCAGTATCATTATAAATCAATGCGCCCCGAGCCGTAATTGTTGCAGTACTCCAAGTAGTATCAGCAAAATCGGTAAACCCGGTGGTACCACTACTTGATGGATCAACTCTGGTAAGGGTATTTCCCCCAGCAGTATAATTCGTTCCAGATACTTCATTAGTTGTGCTATACGCCGTTGTAGCAGCACTTAAAGTCGCACTGGAAGTGTACAAGGCAATCTTGAAAGTATCACCGCCACTGTTTTTAAAGTTATGCACTGCTTCCAAAAGTTCTTTTTTGAAAGAAGTTGCCATCGCTTGTGTAATTGCCATAATTTACTCCTAACTTACAGCTTGTCTATATTGTCCTGCGCGGTAAGAATCTTCACGTAACTTACCATCACCAAGATTTTTTAGCAGCCCTATAGATTGTAGATACATCTTATCATATATAGCTACTACATCTGGTTCACCCTTCATAAAACGTATAGCCTCAACTAGAGAACCGTTCAATAAAGCGGAACTAAATTCATCTCCTAACCATGTAGTGCCCGCAGTGACAATAGACTCAGGATAGTAGCCATAATGTAATTCAGAAGTATACGCACTATTCGGAGTCGGGCCTAATATAAAGCTAGTATCGTCAAAATACGCATAATGTGCAGGAAATCCTGTGGTAGCAGGATTAGGATACGCATCCCGTATAAAGTTAACATCTTTGTTCAGCAGGAATGTATAAACACCATCACTGTCTAAAACTGCCAAACTATAAGTGTACAAAAAATCCGTAGGTGTTGCTAAATACTTATTACCTGATGTTAACGTGCCGGTAACATTCCTTCGTAAAGCAGGTATTTGTACACTGTTATAAATATTTTGTTCGGCTTGATCAACGAACAAAGCTAACTGATCATCTGTAAATGTATTCTCACAGATATCCGCTATGTTTGTTTTTAATTCTGTATAATTCATATCAAACCAAATTATTAAGAGGTAGTTACTGTAACCTGACCTATAACTCCAGCACTGATGATAGGAGATATTTCCTGTTTGCCTGCAGGATTAATACCTCCTGATGCATTTATAACAACTATTTGCGCTCTACTTTGTGCATAACCTGTAAAATCCGGTCTTGGGTTTCGTATGGCTTGAGGATCATCCACAGGATACATACCTAATTTAAGCTGTGGGTGATCCTCGTTCCAACATGTGGGACATGCCATTATATTTGTGACTTTATCCTTTCGGATTAAATTACGTAATTCATGCAATTTGTATCTAAATCCACAAACATCGCATTCCGCGATGGCATTTTTACTAGATGCAAATCTTCCAGCCATACAACAAAGCCTCTAACCTCTTTCCCTCATAATAATCCCTGCTACGGCCATTACAGCGGCTGCAAGCAAGAAATAAAAGGCACTTCCCGGCATGATCATCGAAAGGATCAATGCCCCAACACCAACCGCGAGCCACGAAGTTGGTTCGATTATTCTATCGGTAATCCATCTCATTCTATTAAACTCCAGTTATCTATATTCTGGTAGCACGAGGGACAAATCTCGCTGAAGTTTTGTCCCTGTCTTCTTGTGCTGCTAATTGAAACTGGGACTCATACTCGGTTTTTAACATCTGAAGTCTGGGAGCGAGTTCCGGTTCCTTCATAGCAATTCCATAAGCTAG